AAGTGTGTTGGAATATCAAATGGCATATATTTTCTCCTTTTCATTTGTTATATTGGCAACTGATAATTAGTTATATCACATACCGTTTCCCTGTACTAGTAACGATAAGCTATTTGTAAAAGATGTGTGACCCTAAAGTCACAGTGTGTTTATAGTGCTTGCTCCAGAAGGGGCGAACATAATTTGCATGGTAATAGATAGACCCATCGGTATTGTCCTTGACATATCCATGTACCACCTTGTGTGCTACAAGCTGAGAGTTTAACCATGCTCGTCTTTCTGTCGGTCTGTCTGACTTACCGTCACAGTACCAACTAAACTGGCATCTACCTATACCTTTCTCCAGACCCTGATACACCACAGAACATGCGTCATCAGGGAACTTGTCACTTGCAACACGATTGAGTACAACGTGAGCCACACCTACTTGGCTTTCCAATGGCTCACTACGTGCCTCGTAGTACACGTTGAGTGCGATACATGTAAGCATCTCAGCTATCATTTATTAACTCCAATGTTCGTTGGTGCATAGACCTCACCGTTGTACTGACTACCTGTCTTCGTGTCCGTTCCAAAGTCACATGCTGCTAGTATAACTAGTATAGCCATGATCCAATAGAAAGTGACCTTAGACCATTTGATAAAGCCCTCGAATGTTTTCTTTGCCTCTATCTCTGCTGCTTCACTTGGTGTCATTGTTGTGTCTCCACCTCTAGACAAGCCACTGTCTCTGACTTGTGTGTTATCATCTTGGCTGCTTTACTCAATTCAATCTGACACTCTTCCAGTGTGGCATAGTTACCCAACTGGTAGTGCTCAACAGACTGTGTACTGAATAGCTGCATCCATATTAATATGTACATCATTCTTCGTACTCCTTTATTTCTTCGACACTGACAATATCAAAATCTTTGGCTCTGTCATGCCCAATATCATATCTAAAATCATCCCTCGCAACTAAATGTGCATTGTTAGGATCATCTACTTCCACCTCATACACATATGTAAGTGTATCATAAGGTGAGAATGTTACTCTAAAATGTGGCATTATGCTACCTCCTCTTCAAAACGAAACCATGATGGAACTGGACGGTTAGTCCACTTCATACTGAACCTACGTTGCTTGGTCATGTAGAACTTACGATAGCTATTGATAGGCCAGTTCTCACCACTCTTGAGGTCAGTGTGCTCACTGAAACACTCAGGGTGTGGTGTTATGTCACCTTCAGGTATGTACTGTGCTGCATCTTGCAAGGCAAAGTAATGCTTGTTGGAAGCATGACGTCTGCCATATCTGAAGCTGTACTCAGCTTGCATGTGGTCAAACAAGGCAAGGCCATAGTTGAAGTTGGCACGAGTTTTAGCTGCCCATATTGTACATGGGTGTTTCTGGTGCACTGGCTTGTACAGATCATGCTTCTCTGCATACTCTGGTGCATGTTGCCATACAGCAGTGCATAACATCTGTGCCTCTTCCAATGGCATCTTGACTATGTGTTTGTCACACAGCTCACGTGAAATCCATTCTGGTGTGTAGCTTATTAGAAATCTATTCATGGTTTCTCCTTTGGTATTGGGTGGTTGCCCCAGTCATCGTGTGGATCATCAGGCGGCAACGGTTTCTCCTTGTTGGTCATCATCTTCTTTATACACTACTACACGTACATCAAAGATGCAATCTTCAATCATCACAACCTCTGAACGTAGCTTCACAGTGTCTCCCTCTTCCGCAAACTTACGCAAGTTCTTGATGCTAATACGTCTGTCACCTCTGGTTCTGGACTTGTAGAACGTAACAATAGTAGGGGTATCGTCCTCATACAGTGCATGACACCAGTATTTATGGGTGTATTTACCATCAACATCTGCTTCCAACTTGTCATATGCATAGTCAAGTTCTTGTTCTAAGAACTCTCGCACAGATTTGTTGGCATCTATTATGCTCTTGTCGAGCATGGTCTTAGTTAGTTTTATCTTAGCTTCCATTAATCACTCTCCATATTCACTTAACAGATCTGCTATCTCTTCTTGAGAGATGTCTTCACCTAGATAGTGTTCAACTTCTGCTTCTACAACAAAGTCTATTACACTTTGTAGTGGCATTTCATATACCATTCTCTCTATGGCGTCTGTAATTTTGTGTGCGTTTTTAACTTGCATTATTAAATCTCCTTCTAACTGTTTGTATGATTACACCTATTATATACACTTGTAATGTGATTAAATAAATAACAGGTATGTTTATATTATCTTTATGTATCCCAAATGTCACACCTATAGCTATAATAAATGGCAGTGCCAGATAACAAGTTATAGGTGCAAACAAATGGAATATCATTGTACTTGGAAAGGTGCTTCATGTATGTAAGGTATGTGTTCGTACCCTTCAAGTTCGTACTCCCCACACTCAAGGAAGTCAATTTGTACGGCATTAGGATTAGCCTCACGTGCCATCATCATG